CCATAAGGTCTCTGGCACCGGTGCTTTGGCACAACATCCTGGATCCCTACCTGGGATTCAGCATCTGCTATCTGTAAGGCTCTTCGATGGCTCCAACGACTAGGACTCGTGTCCGGACACTGAACGCCTCCATGCCGACGGGCCACTCTTTAGGAGTGTCCCGATCGACTGGACAAGTCGTTCAATCCCTAACGTTTCCTATGTCGACGGAAGGTCGTCAAACGACGACCTCTGAAGGTCACCCCTGGCCACCTAAGGTAGCTAAGGGGAGGGATATTGGCGGTGAATTCTTCACCAAAACGCAATTTGTGGACCACGTGTCGTACGTGCAACATGCGAATTCTAAAGCATGGTACGGCGACACCGAATATACGTATTCGGGTCCTTTTGTTGCGGGTTACTCGTATGGTGCTCCTAACTTTGACTACGTATCTGGGCCTGCTCGTAATGAGCTTAACGCCCTCGGTACTACAGCCATCGCAAGGACCATACCAACCAATCCCTCTGCCGACGTGTCTGTATTCCTCGGGGAATTACTGCGAGAAGGGTTACCTTCTCTGATCGGCTCCCAATTTGCGAAGTCGGGAATTCTTACTGGCGCTGCCAGGGAGTTCCTTAACTTCGAATTCGGGATCAAGCCGGTCATCTCCGATGTTCGGAAAATCGCGAATGCTGTCGTTCGATCTGAAAAGATCTTGCGGCAGCTCAAGCGAGATTCCGGCCGGAATGTCAGACATCGGTATGAGTTTGCCATCGAACCGCCAGTGATAGAATCGGAAGGTCCGGGTTACGCAGAAGCATACCCGAATCCTCCTCTATCCTGGACAACAGGGCCAGGTTACAAGAGCTTCGGCCGATCGTACAAGACCTCGCGGTCTTGGTTTTCGGGGTGTTATACGTACCACTTCGAGTTGGGAGATCAATCCCAATCGTGGTTGGAGGAACATGCCCAAAAGGCTAAGTACCTCCTTGGTATCGAATTAACACCAGAAGTTCTTTGGAACCTGAGTCCCTGGAGCTGGCTCGTCGACTGGGTGTCCAACATTGGGGATATCTTCCACAATGTTTCGGCATTTGCTGACGACGGATTAGTGTTGCGGTATGGCTACCTGATGAACCACTTTAAACAGGTTCATCAAGCAAACATACACAATCTCTATGTCTACAATGGGTACGGTAATCCCGAACTCAAAGTAGGAGATTCGTTGGAGTCTCTGTATGGCGTTGAAGTCAAACAGAGAATCCAAGCAACACCTTACGGATTCGGCCTTTCACTAGACGGATTTGATCTCCGTCAGTGGGCCATTCTGGGTGCTCTTGGTATTTCCAGGAGCAACTCAGGGTTGTAATTAACCACCCGCAGTAAGAACCAGATCGCTCATAAGGCGATCGACCTTACCCGTCATAGTCTCACACAATGAGATGATTGGCGACCATCCCACCGGGAGAGACCCTCCCGCAACTGCAAAGGACAGTGCTCATGGCTTTCGCCGACCCCCAGTCCGTCACGATCAACTCTGTGGCGAACACCCTTCCGCGTACCGGAATCGGTCCCAACTCGGGAACCTTTTCCAAGGACGACGGAACGGTGCTCCTCTCGATCTCGCACGCGCCTGCCCGTAATGGGCGGATGCGTCGGACCGTGAGGATCGACCACAGCAAGATCGCGGCGGACCCGTTGACCGCTGAGAACACTGAGTTCTCTATGTCGACCTACGTTGTTGTTGACCACCCTAAGCGGGGGTACAGCAACACGGAGGTGAAGCAGATTGTGGACGCCCTTACGGCGTACCTGACTGCTTCGACGGGGGCCAATGTTACCAAGCTTCTTGGTAGCGAGGTCTAAACACTAGTCGACGATACATGGGCAAGGATACTAACACCTCTGTTAGGAGGGCAGTATGAAAAGCCTCATGTCTCTTTGGCAGGTGGTGGCTGAAGAACTAGCCACCAGATGTTGTACAAGCACCACGGCTGATCTGAAAACAGTCAGCCGTCGTGTCGAAGAAGAGGGGGTATCGTTTTTGACGATCACCCTCCCTCGCTTCTGCGATGACTTCCAAAAAAGTCTAGCAGATGAGCGAGTGGACCGCAGTCTCTTCCAAGGATTTTCCTGGAAGGCAGGTCTCCCCCGATTTCTCGGAGGTTTCCTGGGTCTTATCTTCGACCGCGAAACTGGTGTGTTGCTTGAGAATCCCGATGTGGAGGCTATCTATGCCGTGCGTCAGCTAACGCTGATGTTTGGCAAGATTGGTCTCCCCTGTTCGCAAGAAAGGGTTGACCGTGCCATATCAGGATATCTCGAGTGTGAGCAGGAAGTTAGGAGGCACGACAACGAACGGACCGAGGCTGATTACCTCGCGTTTACTCGCATGTCACGCCTGCTCTGGAGCGATGTGTTTGCTCGTACAGACCGCAAGGTCTACACGAACTCTCTCATCCCCAAGCATGGTCCCGGCGCCACTGCTGATCGACTTGTGGGAAACCGCAAGTACGAACTCAGCGAGTGGACAGACCGTTTGGAAAGTGTCTTCCCATTTGGGGAGTACGTCCTTCCGAACTGGAGGTACAACTCGTACCTTGACCATGTTAGCTTCCTCGAACCCGGTGCGGAACGGCCTGTTAGGGTCATTACCGTACCTAAAACGCTCAAGACACCGAGAATCATTGCCATTGAACCTACTTGCATGCAATACATGCAGCAGGCAATATCGCGTGATCTCGTGGACTTTATCCAGTCAAGTGACTCTCGACATGGATGGGTCCTGGGCTTCAATGATCAGGAGCCTAATCAGCTCCTTGCTC